AATGGAAATCCTTCTCTGCTCCTGCTCTTGAGAACTGATCTACCTGCTGGTCAGTATATTTCCTAGTACCATCAGGATTAACAAGACCTGCTAACTCTTCCTTTGTTTGGTCAAAGGTTTGTCTAGCTTCCATCTTAGACTCTGCATACCTATTGAGACCTATGTATGCTGCTGACATTGATTTAAACCCTTCTGCTGCTTTAGCTAATTCTGCTATATCTTCTGAGCCTTTTACTACTCCTTTTAACCTACTCATTAGATTAGCAAACTTACCCATTACCATTTCAGTACCCATACCCTCTGTTAGAGCTTCTATACCAAATGATGTTGCTCCAGCTTCTATAGCCATGCCTAGGCTAGTACCTGAACTAGCTAACTGATTCATCCACCATCCAGAGTCAAAAGGGTGTACCCCTCCAGGATCTTTTTCATATATTTGGTTCCTTCTTGATACTCCTTCAGCCCATGTAGCCATATCTCTTGAACTCAAACCAAAGAGATGACTGTCATAGCTACCACTTCCCATCATATTCTGGTAGGCAGAGTGCATATCAAATGTATCAGCCAGTCCTTGCCCTACTGATGCTACCATATTAGCAGTGAACTGTATACCTGCTCTTCCTAGTTGACTATACCAAGGTTGCTTCTCTGCATTAAGCTTACCTAACCCTGCCTCACTAGCTCCTGTTAGACCTGTAACATTTAGGTACTCATACTGACTGGGATCTATACCTGGGGATACTGTATTAGACTGTGTACCAGTATCACTAAAGGGGGTTGTATAACCCCCCTGTGCACCTGATAGTATATCTACAGCTTGTAGTGGAGCTGTTACTGGTTTTCTTTGTGCTAGAGCCATTATCTACTTTTTACTTGGTTCTGTGCTTGTTGATAACGTTGTTCGTTTAAAGATACAGTTTCAGCTATATCATCTGGAGTACTGAATAGACCTGGTATCTTGCTACTATTATCTGGTACTATCTTTCCATCCACTTCCTTTAGCTTTTGAAGAGGTACTGGTTTAACACTACCATCTGGCTGCTGTTGATTTATGCTTACAGTATACAGCCATCCTCCTTTATTACTGTAGTTAGCCGAAGCTGTTACACTTAATGGTACACGTTGATTACCTCCTGATGATGGTACATTTACCATCACTGGAAAGGTAGCCGAATTAGTACCAGGTGTACCTGTTGTACCTCCCTGCATTATAGGTTTGAGTCCATTCTCTACCTGATATAGTACATCAGTCTTAGTAGGATTAAGTATATCATAGCCTAATTTAGACACACCTCCATCAGTTGAGTTAGCTAACCTCATTCCTGCTATGTTACTCACATTAGGATTAAGGTCTACTAAGAATCTCTTACCATTAAGTAGACCATTAGGGTCTCTGAATGACATTACTGCTACTGGTCTACCATTGTTGGTCAAACCATGCTGTTTAATATCTGTTACATACATCTCTCCACCATACTTTTGAAGATAGTCATTTAGATTATTCTCTCCTACTAAACTCATACTATATCCAGTCTTACCTTGAGTACCTACAACATCAGATATGTCTGTCTTATCTCCTATGGGTTGCATAGTTCCCATATCTCTTATAGTATTACCTTCACCATCAGCTTGCATAGCATGTGTTATAAAGTAACTATCATTTCTACGGAGTGATGCTGCTGTAGCACCTACATCAGTAGTATTCCTAGTTGAAGTATATACATTATCTGTAGCTGTCTTAACTCTCTTCTTAACATCTAAGTAGTGAGTTTGTTCATCCATCAACTGGTCTCTCTTAGTCCTAGCAGCCTCTATATCATTTATACCTACTGCCATTTGAGACTTAGGTGTTGACCCAGCACCTGCATGAGTCATTAGATAATTGTTAAGAGTCTGTATCTGCTTGCCAAGGTCTTTATATCCTGCCTCGCTATTAGCACTATACTTCTTATACATATCTGCATCCTGAGTAGAGAAAGTATCTCCAGGAGTCTTACCTAACTGATTACCTAATACCATACCTGTAGTAACATTGATTTGTCCACTAGCATAAGCTGCATCATTCTGATACTGTTTCATGTTAGCTACTGCTTGGTCAGAACTATTCTGTGCTGCGGCTATTAGAGCTGCATTGGCAGGTGTATTTGGTAGGCTTCTAAGCTGTTGTTGAGCAACAATATATTGCTGTGAAGCTTTAGCATAGTTATTCTTAGCTGTAGCAACAGCTTCATTTAATCCATCCACTGATAGCTGATCTCTACCTCCTGGTGTCTTAGGTAATCCTGCTAAGTCATGTGCAGACTTAGTTGATAGCATAGTATTAGTAGGGAACTGCTGTGGTCCCAGAGTACCTGCACCTCCTCCAACACTCTTAGTACCTCCTCCATAGTTACCTACCTGCTGATTATCTATCTCCTCTTGCTTCATGAAGTCTGTTATCTTATCATGGTCTTTCTGATACTGGAACTGTTGCGCTCTAAGATTAAGGTCAGCAGCAGCTCTAGCATCTGCATGTGCTACCTCAAATCTCTTAGTCTGTACGGGATCTTCTGACCATAATATACTATGCTTATCTACATTACCTCCACTATACTTATTAAGCAGATGTAACATTGGTCCTGCAAAGTAGTTATCAGTATTCCAATGTAAGTCATCTTTAACTAGAAATGATTTCTTAGTATCATCAATGTCTTGCTGCAGTGCAGCTAACTGGTCTTTACTATAATGCTTACTATCCTTCTGTGCAGCAGCTAAAGTAGCACCCTTAGCTGTTAGGATTGCCTGTTCATCTGGAGTAATAGTATGTGGGTCATACTTATAAGGGTCTCCTTGTAATGATTTTGGATTTACTACTCCTACTGTTGACATTTGGGCTAAGTAATCCTGCATTTCGGGAGTTATATTAGCCTTCATAGCTTCTAATAACTTCTGTGGAGAGATTTGTTTCCATGTATGTTCTTCCTCCCTCATATACATACTATTACCATAAGGATCTTTAGTGTGAGTATATCCCTCATCTGCAAGAACCTTATCTAGACCATCTTCCAACTCTTTATTAACATTATGATACCTTGGTACTACACCTCCCTGGTATGTATTCCATGTATTACTAGCCTGATTAAATGCTCCTTTGTAATCCCTATCCCACTTAGCTTTGAATAACTCTACATAGTCCTGTGGTAATCCTTTCTCTTCTCCTACTTTAGACTCATTGTATAACTTACCCATAGCATCTGCCTGAGCAAAGTACTGTTGTCTAGCCGCAGCATTACCTGCTATCTTAGAAATAGCTCCTGTTCTATAATCATTAGTAAGCTGGTCAGTGAGTGCCCTAACTGGTGCCATTTGATTTCTCCAATTAGCATAGTTACCCCTAAGCTGATTGGTAGCATAATCTATTTTGTTAGCATAGTCCTTTTGTATACCCTGTGCCATTGCAGCATCCTGTGGAGCATAGTCAAAGTATGTAGCTGCTTTATCAGTATCTGCCTGTTGTAGTAGATTAGTGATGCCTTCATCATTAGCCTGTACTACCTTCTCCATAAGAGGAGTATTCACATTAAACATATAGTCTACCGGCAGAGACCTAGCTGTTCTATAATACCTACCCATTATGTAGTCTTTTTATTTCTTATTGTATTTATATCTACAAGGTTACCATTGTTATCAAACCCTAATCCATACTTAGATAACTGGGATATAAGATTCATATTCGTTTGATTCTCTCTAGTCTTATTAAACAGTGCTCCTATATTCTGTACACCACCTGCTATATCCTCAAGGTTCTGTCCTCTACTACTGAAGTAGGCATCAATATCCTGTGCTTTAGCCTCATCTATAGCTGTAGCTCCTCTAGCTTGGTCTACATCTTGTCTGTATGTAGCTTCACCTTCCTTACCTAATAGATCTTCCATCCTTCTTCCGTATAACTCCCTAGCCTTTAAGTCCTCTCCTGTCTGTCCTGCTGTTAACATAGGCAGTACTCCTCTAAGAGTATTAACAGAGCTTGCTCCTGCTCTATAATTAGCACCCAAAGTGTTATACTTAGTAGCTATGTCTCTTATATCTTCTCCATAGTCATTATAAGCATAACCTTGAGCAGCTCTCCAAGCATCTATAGCTCTCTGACCTACTCCCTGATATCTATTAGTCCTAGCATTAGCTTCAGTAGCTCTTCTGTTAGCTTCAGTATTCATCAATCCCATTACTGGTCCAGCTATAGCACCTAGACCTCCTATGTAGTCTCCTAGTCCTGGTTTAAAAGCATATGGGTTCTTATTACTATTACTAGTATTTCTAGATGGTATACCACTAGTACCTGCTACATCTCCATACTGTATATTACCTGCCTCATCAAAACCAGGTAGCTTAAAGGTTTGCTTACCAAACATTGGTACTGATGATGGATGCCTAGCATTTAGATTATAGCTACCTGCATATCCTGCCTGACCTAATGGTATACTCTCTGGACTGTCAAGGCTAAGAGCCAGTGTTTTTCTTAGATTAGGAACTTCTCCTACTAAGGGAGCCATTGTAGGTTCTTTCTGTAGTCCATAAGGGTAGAAGCTACTTCCAAAGGAAGGATCGTATCTACTAACAGGATAGTTATAATCATCATTCAGAGCCAATGATAACCCTGGATATCTAGGTACTTCTGTGTTGAAGTCTATACCATTATCTCCGGTACCTCCTGCATATACTCCTGTGCCATCATACATTCCTAAGTACTTGCCATATGCTGCTTCTTCAGTAGACTCACCCATATCTTCTTGTGAGTTTTCTTGGTCACCCATTTGAGGCTGTTGGTAATTGTTATTAGCATAGTTCTGTAAGTTCATATCCTGTGACTCTTCCATCTTTATAGTCTCATGCATTCTTTCAGCAGTACTCTTAAGTATCTTATTAGTAGGATCTGCATTAAGTGCCTTCTCCAACTTAGCTAAAGCCTTTTCTCTAGCTATCTTCCTATCAGCCATAGTTTTACCATCTACCTGTAGCCTATCAGAGAATACCTTAGTACCTACTGGAGCATTAACCATTACTCCACCATCCTCATGCTTAGGTCCATATACTCTCTGTGGTTTCTTTCCTGGTGCTTGCATTATCTCTCCACCTTCTACCTCTGCATCAGTCATGTTACCACCCATAGCCTTCTTATTGGATATATACCCAAAGTACTTCCTCTGCTTTTCAGTAATAGGCTGTCCATGTGCTGTACCATCATGTAACATCTGCCTTGCCTTAGACCTACTTAACGTACCTCCTGTAGCAAAGCCACCTACTCTACCATTACCCTTGAAGTTATATGGTTCTGTATTACGATTAAGTGGTGAGCCTTTGGGGTTCTTTCCTACAACCCTATGGTTCTTAACTGTATATATGTCTCCTGTATTTGGGTCTGTTACAGTACCATTAACTATGTTCTGTGTATTGAACTTCTGCCAATCACCTGTGGGATTATGATATACCTTACGTGGTGTAGCTCTAGCCTTAGCTAAGTAGCTATTGTAATTATTCCAATAAGCATCCCACACATTGTTCTTCTCTGCTGCTGCTTTTCTTTCCTGCCAAGTAGGTTCGTTACCTGCTCTTGCTGTGCTATCTACTGGAGCCGGAGTATTAGCTGTTACTGTAGTATTAGGTAACCTCTGTGTACCAAAGTCCTGTGCAGGTGGAGTAATCCATCCATTCTTAATGCCTTCATTGTAATAGTCATTACTATCAGTTGAGAATGTAGGCATTGTTCTACCCTGAGCAGGAGTTACTGAACCACCTGTAGGAGTTACTCCTCCTGCTTGATTACTCCCATTAGGTCTACCTGTTACTGGTTGTACATTACCTGATACAGGCTGTGCGGTGCTTCCTGCTGTTACTGTGTTAGTAACTGGAGTAGGATTAACTGCATTACCCTTAACATTCTTAGCCTGCTTATTAGTAGCAGACTTTCTTATAAGAGTCCTTGCAGCAGTACCATTCACATCACTGCCACTCAAAGTAGAAAGTATATGTTCATTCTGTTCAGCTGTACCCTTATAATCATTTATACCTGCTGCCTCTGCTAGTTTAGTTCTATGGGAATATGAACTATCTAATCCTTTTGACTTTAGATAGTCTACTATAGAAGGTGTATTAGTAGCCCCTAGATTAGGAGTAGCAGTTGACACTGGCACTGAACCTGACTTATCGAGCTGTGGATTGATAAGATGAAACTGCCTAGGTATATGTGTTATACCTACAGTATCATCACCACCTGTGTAACCACCATCTGCATATCTCATAATGCCACCTAATGCCCTAAGTTGTCCTGCTCTGTTCCTCATCTCTGTAGAAGCATCAGTTGGCAGTAATCCTGGGGTAGTTTCCTTTGCTATTGAACTTTCAGGTATCGTTGTTGCCCTAGCCCTTACCATATTGTTAGTGAAGTAATCATTTACTTCTGAGAAGGGTCTCTGCCACATTATGTAGTTATTGTTACCTCCTACTCTATTACCACTGTTGTCTACCGTATACATATTGAACAGTCCATTCTTATTCACATCTACCTGCATACTACCTACAGGATTTCCTATATTATCCTTATTGGTATCTGACCCATATACTCTGTTAGCACCCGCATAACTATTAGTATAGGTACCTGTACCATCCTTGTTAACACTTATAGGAGTCCATCCTAAGTCATAAGCAGCCTTACCTTGATCTCCAAATGCTATATAGTTAGAGGCATTGTAAGCTGCTCTACCAGGTGGTACAATACCTCCATTTGCAAACATTATACCACCCATAGCATGTTTACCTTTCTTCTTTCTATTTCTTGCTATCTTATGAAAGGTCTTAGCTAATGCCAAAGCTCTACCTGTACACCCAGGCTTAGACATAGGAGTACACTTACCCTTAGTACCTCTCCTCTTGATAGAGGCAGCAGCTTTCTTTATCCATCCTCCTTTAGCAAACTGTGGTGCAGAAGCCATATCACTCTCATCAGGACTTCCATCCTCTTGGTCATAGGTCTGTGGCATATCTGCTGTCTGGTTCTGGTACATCTGAGTATTGATGTAATTAAGTGCATCCTCTACAGTCACACCATTCTGGTCTGCAAACTGTTGCACCTGGTTCATCTCATCATCTGATAAGTCCTGTACACTTCCACCGAAAGCGTAAGGAGAAAACATTGCTCTCATTGTCATTGGATTAACTAATGGTTGTTGTGATGCCACTTCTGGCTTATCCATGAGTGATAGTAAAGAACCCATTATCCCTGATACTGACCCTGCTAATGCATTATTCATACCACCACTACTATTAGATCTAGTGCTTGTACTAGTAGTAGAGATAGGACTCCATCCTAAGCTCTCCTGAGTAGCAGCTAAATTAGTATATCCTGTAGGGGTAAATGGTACTCCATTACCAATAGGAGTAAATGTCATATCTCCACCATCCTGATATTTCTTTTTCATAATGCCTCCTAATCCTAGTGAAAATATAGGTTTAAGTTCTTCATCTGGACCTCTATAAGAGCCAGGTCTATACCCTCCATGAGTAGTTTCCCATTCTCTATCTAATCTATCCATCTCTTCTTCTGTCATTGTACCCTCTTCTTCCCAAGGCTTCTTAGTAATATCTATAGTCCCACTTTTATAAGAAGGATTGAACTGCTCACTTGGAAGAGGTGTCTCTCTCTTAACATAGTTTATAGGTGTTTCATGTAGTAATGCAAAGGGTTTACCCGCCTTATCCATTAGACTAGACTGCATAGGTTTAATATAGTCACCCAAGTATTTATTAACATATGCATCCTTACGTACACTGAACTTCTCAGGATCATCATTCTTCATTTCCTTAAGGTAGTCTTCATCAAAAGGACTATACCATTTTTTATTGTAATCTTCAGGATTAAACTTCCATAAGTCCTGACTTCTATACATATGTGTACCATCTTCAGCTCTAGTTATATATCCTACGTGTCCTGCTATATTATCATTAGGATTTATAGGAGATTCATGTTCGTCTACTCCTGCATATAGAGTACCACCATGTTCGTCTAATAACTTATCTATATCCTCCTTGGTAGCATTATAATGTATACCATACTTCTCTCTAAAACTATAAGGTATATCTCTACTACTAATAGGACCAAAATGTTCTGCATCCATCTGATACTTTGGAATATCTCCATACATATCAGTATACTTACCTAGTCCTGTAAGTGGAAGACCAGATTTCTTAAATCCTCTAGTATCTCCATATATGTAGTTTCTAAGTAAATTCCTATTACCTTCTTCGGCACTACCTATTGCTCCAGTATATCTAGTAGCTTTCTTACCTAATACATCACTTACATTTAGCTCACTAATATCTCTAGCAGCCGATGCACTCATCTTACCTACATTGTAGGCAGCCTTCTTATATAAACTACTTAGTCCTGGAGTCTTAGAAAACTCATCTGCAAATTCATTTGCTCCTCCTAGTACTGCTGCCTTAGCATAAGTACCTATAGTATTACTATTTAGATAAGGTATAGTATTTAATAGTGGATGTGAAGCATTAGATAGAGCCTCACCTAGATCATGTACAGCAGGTAGTACTTGCATAGCTCCTTGACCTGCTTTAGCTACTCCCATAGCAAAGTCACTAAGATTACCTGCACTAAGTGCCTCCCCTGTGCCACTAAGTACATCACTGCCTGCCTTTACATAGGTAGCAGGATTGATAACATCTGTAGCATAGTCTAATACATTTCTATCTCCATAGTTTTCAGGTAGTGTTCCTTTATCTGCTAATGCTTTAGCTGCTGTGACTGGATTTAATGCTGCTCTTTGTAACTTGGTTCTAGCAGATACTGGATTCCATTGTTGTACTGTAGATCCTTTTGGTCCTTGTCCAAACTGTGCTTGCTCATTAATCTGTTGTGTCTTGGCATCTTGTACTGCTTTAGCTTGAGCTTCAGCTAGTAACTTAAACCTGTCTATATCTCCATAGTTAGTAGCTAATGAATGAGACATAGGCAACATACCACCTCCTCCAGTACCATCTTGATACTTTAATATACCACTAGTCCAATGTTTCTTCCTACTCGGCATACAAGGTAGTAGTTATAAGGTAGTTTGTTATTAGATTTATATTGTCAAAGTTATCCAATTTCAACCTGAAAATGATATATTTTCCTCTAAAGTTTTCTAACTCCATCCAATCCTTCTTGAAGCTAGTAGTGTTTGGTGTAGGTACTTTATCTATGGGATAGTCCTGCTTTATAGTATCCCACTCCAGAGTGAAGAGAGTACTCTCATAGTCTATGACGTTATCCCTAAATCCATTTATGTTCCATACAGTCTCCCTCCTATTTATTCTGAGTATACCTGGGTTCCTATTTACTTGGTGTGCATACCAGTTCTGTCTATCAGCTTCTGTCTCTTTAGGTTGTAGTGTATATTCTCCTGAGCACTGTGTATCATTGTACAATAGCAGCTTATTGAAGGTAATGAACTTCTTATCTAAGAACTGCTTATTGAGAGTAGAATATGCTAGTGCTCTTGTCTGTATAGACATATCCTCAAAGGTTTTATCTAATACGTTCTCTGTATTAATAACACCCTCTATAAGGTGTGGATAGTATGTACCATAGAATGTATGATAAGAACCTTCTTTAAGATGAATCCAGATAGAATCAAAAGAAGAGATATATGAGTACATTCTATCCTTCGATGGAAAATACATTGTAGGTATATAACTATGCCATGATACCCATTGATTAGTGTTTAAGGAATAGGACAGAGTAAATGATCTATCTTCAAAATAGTCTCTGTTGGATAAAGGTATAGGCAGCATATCATGGTAGAAGTTGCAGTCTGTGGTATTGTAGGCAAACCCATTATACCCATTGGGTATGCTGCTAAGTATTTCCATTGAGTCAAGGGTATCAGATAGGATGAGGTAGTCTCTTTTGGTAAACAATACCCTATTGAATATAGGGTCATATACGGAATGGTAACCTGTGCCATATGGGTTAGCTGGATTATTGTCATTAGTGAATGAAGCATCTATACCTGCACTATCTAATATACCTTGTAACTGTCCTTTAAGTTGTGGTATCATAAACTCAAGACAGAAGCTATGTATTCCGTTGTCAGATACTCTTGTTATCTTATCTGAGTGTAGGTAGATAGTCTGTTCAAGTTCACTTACTGCAAACATTCCTACTGCTGTCTTGCAGTTAGCCCATTTATGTATAGTACCTGCACTTCCTAACTCTGTGTCCAATATCTTTCTTGGTAGTATAGAAAATAGTGAGCCTGTTCCCACAAAGCTCACCACTTCATTAGTTACCCGTTCTTGCTGGTTCTGCGGTAACTGCCATGTAGCTTCTGTAGTCTGTATAAAAAGGTTGTTTCCTAATCTATATGCTCCTGTTATCTCTCCATGTTCTCCTTCTACATCTACATAGTTATTTGGAAGGAAGGCTCTATAATTGTCTGTCAACTCCTCTTGAAATGCTTTTTCTGACCACCATATTCGTCTAGGGAATATTTCTCCACCATCCTTATCACAACAATCATATTCTACTGGTAGATGATTAAATACCTTCTGTTCATTCATCCTCATGTAATCTACATTCATATCATAGACCTCTGCACTAGCAAAGCCTCTATACAATCTACCACTACCTTGATCCTTGTCTATGTATGTAAGCTTCTCTGTAAGATATGCCCTATAACCATTCTCATCATACTGCATTGGAGAGTCCATAAAATCTGTTACTCCACAAGTAAGACCTGATCGTAGTCCAAGTGGTACAGCAGATTCAAAGTAGATATTAGGTATGAGGTCACCAAACCATCTTATAGTATCATCTTCTCTTTCTATATTGTCTCTTATACATTCATACATACCTCCTTCAACTACAGCAGTCTTTAATCCCTTCTCATACTCACTCTGTATCATATTCATGTACTGGTCAAACTTGATACCTGATACTGCTAGTGATACTCCATATGATAGAGCAGCTGATGTAAGTGCTATACCTACTGCTCCTATAGCTGCCCCTGCTCCAGTCCATATAAGAGCTACTCCTGCTGCTATAAGTACTGCTCCTATTATTATCTTGAGTAAACCATTCTTCTTTTTCCTTGTTGCTGTTAGAGTGTCATAGTACATTGTACTATTAATAGAGGCAGCTGATATTTGTGCATCTCCATTAAATATATCTACTCCATCAACAATAGGTGGTGGTGCTCCTTCTACTCCTGTAGAAGCAGGAAAAGGAACCATATTGTTGTGCTCTTTGTAGTAGGATCTATTCATGAAGTTAGCATAGCTAGTAGTATTGGTTCTGACCATACTACCATAGAGTAGCTTAGTTTGATTGGCTGATGTATTCCTTAGAAGTTCTGTACTGAATGGAGCCTTTGTTACTACTACTCCCATCTTGTTGTCTACTGAAACATTATAATACGTATCATCATTATAATTGAAGTATGATGCTGCTGACAGGTATAATGCCTTATCTTTATCAGGAAACTGTAGATTAGATATGTTAGAAGCATATGCCATGTTAGTACTTCTATATCCTACCAGTAAATCAAACCCATCATCATCACTTCCCTTATCTATGCTAGGATCAAAGCTAGTACCTGCTTGTACATTTTGTACATAGATTCCCTTACTTCCTTGTTCATTACATATAGAGTTATCAATGTCCGAAACTGTGGGCATAGTGTATGAGGTCTCACTATATACTCCTTCTATTACAACATCATCAAAGTCTATCTTCCTTTGAAAGAACTCATACTCTGGACTAAATAGATACATACTATCATCACAGAACTGTACAGGTGTTGATGGAGCATTGTCACTGTGACCACAGTTATCACAATGATAGAACTGTTTTGGAGCTAGTACTCCAAGAGACTTATAATCCTTAGTCTTAGTCATAGGTCCGAATACTCCATTGTCTATAACTATTCTATCATCATCTTCTCTCTTATTCCTTACTATATAGAACCCTATAACATTTGGATGTGGTGACTCTATGTTACTGAACTCAATACCAAATATCTGTGCAGTATCAACATTGTTAATAGTCTCTAATGCATATGGTATATAGGTCTGTGTGATGATGAACATAGGATTAAGTGGGTCTTGATACTTAGCAAGCTGACACTCACTATCTAATCCCAATTTAGCCCCTATTATATCTCCTATATCATCTAGTGAATTTAGGTCATCATATACAGATAGTACAAGCCCTAAGTCAGACTTTATTAATGTATTACTAACTGAGGTGGCACTAGCTGAGCCTGTTATCTTATAGTCAAAGGTATATCCAATAGGCACTAAAGTACCGTCTGCATTGATAGGGTATCCATCTGGGTCTGTAGGTACTGATGGACTAGACTTATAGGCAGGGTTAAGATTAAAGGTTGCTGATGCTCTATATTTGTTTATTGTAACTGAAGAAGAGTTGTGTGTTACTAATGGCTTACCTACATCCTTTCTAAAGGGAAACCTATGGTGTCTTACTTTACTACCTACTAAAGTATTACCTAGATAGTCCTCTCCCCAATATGAGTTTGTAGTACAGTTATGTATATCAAGATATGGAGTATCTAGTTCATGGTATAGCATACCATTACTACACAGTCCTGTAGTAGGGTTTATTATCTCTGACTTATTGATACCTGGTATATGGAATGCTGGTGATATGTATCCATCATCAAATACATACACAGCAGCATAGCTATATACCTCCCCAGGCATATTACCTATTGATGTAAACCTAGCTTTGACATTCTTAACATTAGGTTCAGAGGCTAGTGTATTAAGTATTACGTCCTTGTAGATTATCTTGGATGAAATCTTAGATGCTGACTCTTGGAAGCTACACCAGTTTACTTGTTTACCCTTACCATTAAGTAAAAGAAGTATGTTTTCCTGCTGTTCAAGATGCTTAGGTTGGTAGATCACTTCCTTGTCAACCAGTACATCTCCTATTGGTACCTCTGTTAAATTAGCATCATCACCTGAATATGTATAGGTACTGGTGTAGGTAGATATAAGATCTGATACTAATACCTTATCAGGTTGTCCTGTACCACTAGATGCTCTTATCACTCCTACTCTATAGTATGGGAAGTCAGTATCCAGATGTCCTATTGTCAACTTGATAGACTTAGAGGCTCTCATCCAAGACTGTGTAGATGTTTGCACATTCCTGCTACCCCTTATCCTTTCAAAAGGAGTATCAAAGCTATCATTATATATGTTAGTGATGTTGCTAGTAGTTATCCAGTTAGTAGGATTAAGGTCTTCATCTACTAGTTGTATAGTGAAATTATAGGAGCCTGGTAAGATGCTCCCATAATCTAATTGTTCGAGGTTGTCAAAAGAGGGTATCTTAGAGTATCTCTTTATCAATTCAAAAGAAGATATATCCCACTTATCTCCTAAAAAATCTCCTACTGGGTTCTTGAGATACTGTTCGTAGTCTGCATTGTAGAACTCATATAGCCTGTCTAGGTTAACTGACCTTGCATTGTTTAGTCCATCTGTCCAGTATATTACTCTTGTATTGCCCCTCCTTATCCTAAACCTAATGTCACACTGGTAAGCTATTGATGTTCCTAAACCTCCTACATCTACATACTCTTTATACTTACTATCCTTGAGTATGCCTATGTTGGTTCTACCTCCAATGGGGTTAGTAGAAATAATAACTGTCTCACCATTGGAGATATATCGCCTGCCAATAGGTATATATCCTTGTGGTAAGACAGTACATTCAATGTTAGAGGGTTCATTGGCAAGGTTTATCTGCTTGTCACCTGATCTTTCTACTGTATTTAATGTGTATCTTCTACTACCTTTCTTTTGTTTTGCAGGTTCTACATCTATATCTATACCATTGAAGAACTCTGAATAAGCATTATCATAAAGAGTGTCTTTAGCCATATCTGTATATTGTGCCGTAATTTCTTAGATTAGGGTCATTGTACTTCCTATATTCTGGCTTGCTTAAATTCCCGAAGTAATTGTTGTATACACTTTCATTGGGTAGTACATAGTTTCTCTGGTCATGCAAGTTCTGCAATTCATCTAAAGTTTGTAGCATCTTATCTGCATTCTTTGCCTGAGCACAATACCATTGCCAATCATTCTCATACTTGGTAAGTACTTTATCTGACCCTTCTCTGTGACCAAAGAAATCAAAGTCAGCCTTGTTCATCTTAATGTAGTTGACTATGGCTGCTATATGTGGCTCACTATCTGGTACTAAAGGATGCCCTGTATTCTTGTCCAATACATTCCTCTTATGTGCTATAGCTACAAAGCCACATGGAAAGCTAAATCTAAAGTACCTATTCTGGTTAATGAGTGTGTACTCATCTCTACAGTTCTGGTACATACTACCGTCAGAGTTACTGTCTACTGCTACCCCAAAGAAGCTACTATCAGCTAACCTTATAGGAGTCCAGTTCATACGATAGTAACTACAATTAGACCACCCAAAGTACTCTCCTTGTAGGTCAAAGTAGGGTCTGTAGTATGCCACGTCATATTCTACTAGAGGGCTACCTTTACCATCTAACACTACATATCCTAAGTCCACTCCTGTAGGTGTGGTTCCACATGTACTACAAGTCTGATAGAATATGTTAGGTGTCTCCGTGATTATCTCATTAGGACAAGGAGCTGGTACTTCAGGTGTCCATTGATTATTCTTTGCTAACTGTAGTATAGCCTGACAGTTAGGTGGTACTGGACACTGGTAGTTCTTAACCTCATAGAAAGCTACTGCATCCTCTAACATCCTAGGGCTACCTATAAAGGCAAGAGCTTCACCTATCATATCTACTGTGTCCTCTTCATCGAAGCTAACACCTGCCCTACTTAACCTTTTGTAGATTCTATCTACTCCTGTGTATTGGTACATTATTTACCTTTAGGTGGTGGGAAATTGTTTGCTAAGTCTGAGTCCTGCTCAAAGTTTTCATCCTCACTGGAATTAACCTGTACAGGGTTAGTTGGAGAGAAGTGTTTCTCACTATAATCAAAGTGACTATAATCATTTGGTCCTTTACCTGTCTGATACTTCCCACGATGATTATGAGTTACAAGGTATCCGTTCTTTATCTTTTCAATGTTGGTATTAACATTGTGCTTGAGTATCTTTGCTCCCTTTGGTGGTTTGTTTTCATACTCGTTTTCACCAGCTTCTATCTTAATGCTACCCATATATTAGTTTTTAAGAATGTACTCTTTACCAGCTAGTATAGCCTTGTGTAATCTTCTCTTATTATCCTTTGCAATACACAGGGTATATAGATTTCTGTTATAGGCAAGAGCTTGACTCTTATCCCATACTATCTTATAGCTATATCCATTAGTCTCCTCATTGAAGCTAAACACTAGCTTCCTCTCTTCAGCCGGTACTGTAGCTACATAATCATTGAATGATAATCCCATCTTATTGGCACTAGCTTCCCACATCTTTCTAGTCTTACCCCAACTTATATTCATACCCTTAACCCTACCATCCTTATCTAGAGATGCTCTATACTTCATCCCTCTTATGTATATGTTCCCTAGTTTGAATGGCAGTATTATTTCATGTCCTTCATGTACCTTCTCCATAAGGAGTTTGAATAGAGCTGAACCTATCTTACCATATTCATCATCTGTGAGTTTAGTCTCATGTTCTCTGGTCTCTTTATAGAACTTATATGTGTCTCTTATTCCGTATCTTATTCCTACTTCCATTATTGTTGTTGTTGCTGTTGTTCTTGTGGACTGTGTAACATTCTCCCTGATGTTGTTATATCATCCTGAGCATTATTTGTCTTATCTGCATCTACTTGTAGTAGTATAGACAGTTCTCCTATAGCTATCTCTACTACTGTTCCCATAGTATTTCTATCTATTGGAAACTCTATATCAGTAGCAGCTAAACAAGCACAATCAGGGCATATACCACTATCTATAATGAACTGATGTACTTCTAGTGGATCTTCAAATACCCCATTCTCTACTCTTACTCCCTTAAGTCCTGGTGCATTACTTATGTATAGTCTCTGCTCCTTAATGTATGACTTCTGTGCATTAGGTGAGTATTTACTACCAGTTTGATAGGCAGTAGTTATTTCTGAGTCTGAGGCGTTGTACCTTGTACTACCATCCATTGACAGTACATCTCCTATAAGGTCATGGGTAATATCAGATATAGCCTTTGGTAACTTTAGCTTACTCTTAGTAACAGCTACCTTACCCTTATTCATTACATTATTACTTACTGTCTCTAATGCTACCAATGGTAGTGATTGATATACCCAGCTATTAAGATGCTGACTAGCACTAGACTGTTGCCTTAGTAATTTAGCCCTAGCTGTAAGTAGAGAACTGTAAGCATGTCTCTTCATGTACCTAGAGTCTATACTCTGTACACCACTACTATAGGCTGATAAGAGCCTTTGTATTGCCTCTCCTATTGTAATCATGCTGCTCTAGTTTTCTTGTTCTTATACCTCATATAGTCTTTCAGGTATTCTGTTAGATCCTCTAACTCATATACCCTATATGTACCATCTTCTTTCAGATGTATTAGATTTCTTTTCTTGATAGTTAAACCAATCTCCTCAAGTGGTATCTGATAGTAGCTGAGCTGTATCTGATACTTATTGAAGGGAGAGGCTTCCATCATATTAAAAGGAGGCTTAAGCATATCATAAGCCTTAAACAAATCTCCATTAGTCTTATAATCATCTATTTCATACCAGTTACCCTCTATTACTTCTAATGGTAAATCCATAGTTCCAGCATAGAGGAACTCCTTGCTATAAACTCTTAGTTCTCTAATGCTAATTCTATGGGTCTTGAGTATATCCTTTATGAATGATATTCCTGCTCTCTCTTGTGGGGTTGATGGTGTCTGTAATCCTGTATATGTTTCAAGGAACTCATGAGTCTTAGTACCTAGTTGACAAGCTTCCTCTGTAGTCTTTCTCCACACATTCCTAAGATACTCCACTGGTACATGTTGCTTCTCTGCTGATAGTGGTAGCATCTTCTCTACATTGAACTTAGGAGCATGAGACTCTACTAAGCTACTTACTGATGGTAGATATAACATCACACCATCCCTAACTATGCTATAGAGGTGCTTTTCTTTGTGAAAGTGTAACCCCTTGAAACAGTTACGGATATACGATTCCGTATCTATTTGAGTATTAATCATAGTGGACTTATTTAGCCCACTCTTTTAGCTATACTAAGCTACAACAAACAAACCCCTAATCCAAATTTTTTAACATAATTATAATATTACCTGCCTACAAATACCTTGACCAGTATTGCTACTGTGACTATCAGTATAGCCCAAATCTTAACTTCAAGACTACGCTTAGGTGTAGACCTTGTTGTAGTATGTCCTGTATAGTATCTTACTGAGTCATAACCTGTTGAGTCTTTCTTGATCCCTACGTGTATAGAGTCTCTACTTATTATTGTACTATCATAATATCTAGTGCTATGCCTAGTGTTAGAACATGAGCATAGCACTAGTATAAGTAACAGTATCTTCACTTTAGGACATAATATAGTCAATGAACTTACTTAGTTCATCTTTGAGTTCCTGTATAGTCTCATCCCTGGTACTACTAGGTGTAGCTGAAGCCTTACCCATGATCTTTTTAGTACCATCAGCAAAGGTAACAGTATAGTTACCATTGTTAGCAATGTAAGATACTAACTTAACATTAGTAACTGTTTCATTACTTCCATCAGTATATAAGAACTTAAGTGTAGTCTTGCTGTTGTTAACCTTTACAAAATAGTTAACTGTCTTATTCTTAGGAGGCTCAGGTGGCACAGGTGTACCGCCATCAGTAATAATAGTTTGTCCAGTCTGGTTTTGGAAACTTCCCTCAAGGGTATTGTTCCTAACTATGCTATCCTTAGATAGACTCTTGGTACTACCATAGATAACCAAACTAACACCATTATTACTACCATCAATATTATTACCCTCTACCTGTACCTTAGCAGGATATTGATTGAATGTATCAATCTCTACTGCTGCCATCTTCTCTACATTGGGTACTCCATTAACACTACAAGAGTTAATAACCTTGTTGTTAGTGAACTTTATCAGTCCTCCACCCATGGTCTGTACATTGTAGAGGAAGCTTCCATCAAAGGTACACTTGTCTATCTCAAAGCCATCAGGAGAGTTGTAGCCCAACCTAAAACCTGCTCCTTGGTATTGCTCTCTTCCCTGACCACTGTTAGAGATAGTAACATTCTTAAGATAGCTACCAGTACCTATTAAGCCTGATATCTGTAGCCCTGTCCTAGAAGAGCTATCTATCTTACCATTGGAGATATGAATATTAGTTACCTGAACAGGGAATGGATAGTAGGTTACTCCATCAATAACTACAGCCCTGTCTGCCTTCTGTCCAGTACTGCCAATATAACCTCCATCAAAGTTACAGTTGTCATACTCAAAGTTATCAAGGGTGAGTCCATCCATAACGTAGTTGGCAGTGATTGTACCATCATCATTCTTTGTCCAGTAATCCCAGCTAGCAAACTGCTGCTCGTTTACTTCTGTCTTGAACCATATAAAGGAGTAGCATCCATCTACCTTAACTCCCTTGATAGTGATATTGCCACAAGTACCCTTAAACCCCATGGCTATTCCTGATGCTCCTTTAATGAAGAAGTTCTTATCTGCTCCTCCATCTAATACCCACCATTTACAATTAGTAAAATCAATTCCTTTGGAGAACTGTACACCAGACTCAAAAGTAGCAACAATAGGCTGCTGCTCTGTACCACTACAATCTGCCCCTGAGAAATAGGCATACTGTCCTGCTTTGAATGTGATCGTATCTCCTGGTTTGAATTTATTGGCTCCAAACCAATAACCTGTGTTCGGCTCAATGTCATAGTGCATATATGTTTATTTAATTAGTTACTAATTCCTTTTCCTTCACCATACCATTAGGTGGTGTAAGAGTATCCATCTTAGCAGTTCCATTCACTAGAGCCTCAAGTACTTCTATGCTAGCTTGCATAGCAAATACTGCTTCTACCTCACCAAACATACCACTCTTAAGAGCTGCCTTAAGTAGGTTTTTCATGTTCTGTATTGCATCCTTTGGATTCATATGTATAAATTTAAGCTGTTAACATTCCTGATGTAGTAGGGTTTAATTGGATTGAACTATCTACCATTGTAAATATGTTATTACTATTAGTTACTACTCCCATAAAAGTAAGTATAGGTATTCCCTGACTTGCATCTATATCTGTAAAGTCTAAGTAACCTGTATTACAGGAACCTGTTACTGTTACTATAGCCTGTGTACCAGGAGTATCAGACCTAATAAGACCATGAGCTATACCTGTATGGTAATTATCAACTAGATTCCCTATCTGATAATTATTCCCTGCTTTAAATATTACTGGCGTTCCTGTTGATAGATAAACAAAGCTCCCTACTATAAATATAGAACCTACCCAAGTTACGTTATTTGCTGATATAATTATAGCTGCTATAGATAAGGTATCTAAAAGGGTTATAGTAATACCTGCAACATTTGGTATTAGCTTTGATACATTTATACCCTTACTAGCGATAGTACAGCTTGTTGCACTTAAAGAGAACCCATAACCTAGTCCATCACCACCAGAGGTAGTAGTTATAGTCATAGTAGGTGATAATGTTATGTTTCCATTAACAACTATACTAGCCGTACTAAAGAACAGATTACCTGTATAGCCTGTAAAGTCTATATTTCTACAGTTTGAGCTACTACCTACAGTACAGCTACCAGAGTTAGCTGTAAAGAATGCATCATCTGAAGTCGTAGGTATTACTCCTGCTGATACCCCACCATCTGTTAATGACCAGTTTGTAACAGTACTATAACTGCCTGTACCTGTATTTCTATAATATAGACTAGCCATTATGCTGCATATGTTTGAGACTCTGTTATAGCTATTATTATAGCTGTTGTATAGTTATTAATATTAGGACTATTAGTAACTGTACCATTAAATGTAGTAATAGGTCTTCCTCCAGAAGCATCTATATCAGTGAAGTTTACATATCCCAAAGTACTTGCAGCTCTTGGGTCAAGAGTTAACCTAGCTTGTGAACCTGCTGTGGAAGATTTGAATGTAGGTTTGGCAGTAGGACTTGTACTAATAGCTTGCATCAAATTAATCACCCTATAGTTAATACCTGACTGCAATGTAAAAGTATTACTACTTGATGCTGATGTAATTAAAGTACCTACTACAAATCCTGCTGTACCTGCAAATCCTTTATTATTTAATGTAAGCTGTAATATACCTGTTGCAGTAAGAAGACTAGCTAATGTTAGTACCCCAAGAAATGTACTAGTCATATTAATATTATTCCACACTATTCCTGCTGTACTAAGTACACAGACACCTGTAAGACTAAGTGTGCTACCTGAAGTTATTACTGTACCTGCTATATAGGCTAGTGTACCTGTACTGTAATTAACTATTCCTGAGAAGGTTATCACCCCAGTAGTATTAATGTTAAGACTATTAAGTAGTGTAGTAGCCCCTGCTGTAGTTACTACTCCTGTACCTACAAGATTAAACACTGTGGTTCCTGCTAAGGTATTACCTCCTCCTAAAGCAAGTGAGCCTCCTATATAGATATTAGACCCATTGATAGTTTTATTAGATGTAGCTGATAATGTAAGATCACCTGTTAAGTTCATATCAGATACAAGTACGTATGTAGCATTAACCTGTGGTGCAAAGGTAACACTATTCCATACTATAGTTTTGCTATCAATATTCTGTGTAGCCGTTGCTGAGTTGAAGTTCATTGTAGAGCCTGTTGTTACTACTGTACCTGCTACATAGGTAAAGTCACGTGATACAGCAACCTGTCCAGATAAGGTAATAGTACCTGTAGTATTTATAAAGGTATTAACACCTATATTAAAGTTCCCTGACCATGTACCTGTACCATTAAGAATCATAGTAGGAGTACCATTAGCTAAACCAGTAGCACCACTAACTGTAAGGTTACCTCCTACATATACATTGAAGTTACCACCAATAGCCTTACCTGTACAACTAAGATTACCTCCTATAAGCATATTAGATTGTAGAGTAATATTACCTGATGAACTAAGAGTTATATTATTCCACACTATACTACCTGAGTTCATGTTCTGTGTATTACTACCAAATCCAAGAGTAAGTGTGTTACCAGTAGTAATTACTGTACCTGCTATGTAGTTAAAATCTCCATATAGAGCACCTGTCATACCTGCTGTTATAGTGATAGTTCCTGTGGTATTGATAGTAAGAGGTATATTTAGATTACCTGCACCACTCCATGTACCTGTACCTCCAAGTATTATAGTAGTAGTAGTACCTGAGAACTGTATTGTATGTGTAAAGTTACCAAGAACAGTCAAGGTGTTTCCACTTAGAGTCTTAGTACCTGCTCCTGCTGAACTAAGATTTTGTACTGTCCAATTATCAGCTAGAGTACAAGTATATGTACCTGTAGAAAAAGTAAATGTACTAGGATATACCTTCCCATTACTAGTAAGTGTTCCTGCTGCATTAACTGCTAGAATACCTGTAGTGGTAATAGTCATTGTAGGGCTTAAAGTAATATTTCCTGATACTGTTATCTGAGCAGTACCTGATAGGGTTCCAGAGTAGCCTGTAAAGTTAAGAGATAAACATACTCCATTAGCTGTAACAGATACATTACCACTATTAGCAGTGAAGAATGCAGCATCAGCAGCAGTAGGTATTACACCTGCTGATGCCCCACCATCTGTAGTAGACCAGTTGGTAGTTGTAGCCCATGTTCCTGTTCCTGTATTCCTATAGTAGTATGTTGCCATTAATTCTTAGTTATCGTTAACTCAAGAATAACCCATGTGGAAGTTGCCACACTATCTAAATTCCATCCTATTATATCTCCTGCCTGTATAGATGTAGTCCATCCTGTAAGTGCTGTAGACGTAGCTACATCAGTACTGGAGAGAGTAGGCTTAGCAGAGGCAGTAATAGTATTAGCCACAGTAGGCTTTGCTCCATTCAATTTCCATACATCAAAGGTAACACTTCCTATCTCTCTGCTTATGATAGCCCATCCGGTGATAGTAGCATTATATGGTACTCGTATATAACCCTTCTGCCCTGTAGTAAGCTGACTACCTCCTCCATCTAGGGTTACACCTAAGGTTACTGTACCTGATGATGGTCCACTCAATACTCCTGAACCATCTATAGTGAGATTAGCACCTATCTTAATTCCTCCTAGTACTGAAGGTGATGCTATTGGTAGTACATAAGAGGACACTGAACTCAATGTACCATCCCCAGCTATAGAAAGGTTGCTACCTACCTTTATACCACCTAAGATTGTAGGTGATGCTATAGGTAAAGTATAGCTGGGGATAGTAAAATTAGGGTTTGCTGATAATGCTTGGGAATTGCCATTTATCGTTATAGTCTTGGCTAGTGCTACAGGATCAGACTCAAAGATAATACCTGAGTTGCTGAGTACACCTGAGCCATCTACCGATAGTCCACTACCTACCTTAACACCTCCTAAGATAGTTGTTGTTGCTAGTGGTAAATTATATGCTCCTACAGTATTAGAAAGTAGTCCAGAGGCATCTATTATAAGACCACTTCCTATCTTCACTCCACCTAATATAGATGCTGAAGCTATAGGTAATACATAAGCTGGTGGATTAGCACTTAGTACTCCACTGCCATCTATTGATAGATTGGCACCAATCTTAATACCACCTAGTATAGTAGGAGATGCTATTGGTAGTGAGTAAACACCTGCAAGAGTACCCCAACCAAGCACTCCTGCTCCATTAGTCTGTAGGACTTGATTAACTGAACCATCTGTAACTGGTAAAGTATATGCTCCTACCTTAAGAGTTCCATTTATATCTACTGTAGCTGTAGGATTAGTTCTAAATATACCTAACTTAGTACCATCTGCTGAATATAGTATATTCCCTATGTTCATCTGGTTATTACCAGTATTAGCTGGTAACTGAGCACTGGCTCCTATAACAATACTACTATTCACAGCAGTACTATTTGATCCTGCATAGCTACCTATAAATACATTACTGTTTCCCTTGTTTGCGTAGTTAGCATAAGCACCTACTGAAGTATTGTTACTTCCTACATCATTACTCTGGCTATTATATCTACCTATTCCAACGTTAAGAGTTCCTGTACTATTAAGCTGCATTGCTGAAACACCCATTCCCACATTATCTGAGGCAAGGTTTTGAAGTAAAGCCCAATACCCTACTGCTGTATTATTACTGCCAGCCGTATTATAGTGAAGAGCATGTTGCCCTATACCAGTATTATAGTTACCTGTAAGATTGGCAACTTGAGCACTATTTCCAAAGGCTGAGTTCTGTGTACCTGTAGTAAGAGCATTTAAAGCATTATATCCAAAGGCATCATTATAGTTACTTGTAGCAAGAGCTAAAGTACCATACCCAAATGCAGTAGAATTTACACCACTAACTATAGATGATAATGAATTATATCCTAGTGCTGTATTATTTGCCCCATTTGATAGCTTAAGTGCATTGATTCCTATGGCTACACTACCACTGATAGTAGTAGCAGCACCCAAAGCACCATTTCCTATGCCTATATTACTAGCACCAGTTGTTATAAGCTTTAAGGCATTATCTCCAATAGCTATATCATCAGTACCAGTAGCAGCATTACTCATACCACTATTACTAAAGGTATATGCCCTACTGGTAGTATTATAAGCTAATAACCTATTTCCATTCTGAGTCATTAAGTCATTAGCTGTTGCATCATAATTAAGTGCATTAATCTTTAGTGTTGTAGTATTACCTGCTCCAGTTACTAACTGTAAGGTTGAAGTAGGTGGATTTATCCATTTAGTAGCAGTACCAGTAGAAGATAATACCTGACCTGCTGTTCCTCCTGTCTGTGTGCTATCTCTTATTACTCCAAATACTCCTATTGCTCCATTGAATACTAGAACACTTTGTCCTATACCTATAGTATAGCTTTGACTAATGTTAGGATTAGTTTGTAGTACTGACTCTAATCCTTGTGGTGTAGGTGGTGGTGTCACTGAAGCTGGGTCTACCCACTGTACACCTGTAATAGTAGATGCTAGTATTTGATTAATAGCTCCTACACCATTAGAAGTATTTAATGCTCCTAATATACTAGTAGTGCCATTGTTATCTACCTGAAAGTAAGTCTTGCTATTAATCACATACTGTAGCCCTACTCCTGCTGTCGTAAGCTGTATAGTTAGAGTTCTACTTGAGGTAGCATCAGTAGCAGAGAATGTAGACTTACCTGCCATCAGCTCTGCATAATTAAGAATACCAGCCTTATTATCATAGCCTACCTGCATACCAAGCGTAGACTCATTTAAGTAGTTTGTAGGATAGTTCCTATCTACCATCATTACTGAGTTGAATGATGCTCCTCCTCCAGTAGTATCATAGACAAACTTATGTGTATTGGTATAGATGAAGTTATCCTTAGTAAGTAATGTACCTGCATTAAGTACAGTCTGTAAGTCACCATAAAGACTTGTACCATTAGCTAACAGAGTTTTCATCTGCTGTATATTAGGCTTATACAGAGTACCATACACATCTCCCACTACCCACAGGAGAGAAGTATCTTGTAGATCTGCATCACTTATTGGAGTGAACTGCGTAATCTTCTTACCTACTATGCAATCGCAATTATTGTCCATTAGTAATTGTATGTTATTGTTGCCTGTATAATTCTTGCTACACTACCTGCTGCTACTATCTGAAACTTATAAGTACCTGTACCTGTCTTGAGTAAGCCTATCTTACCAGATACAGATAAGCTACCAGTACTACTCATGTTTGCATTACCTATATACATTACATCTCCTGTGACATTAGCTGGAGATGGCTCAAATGGTATAGGTACATCAGATGGTAATGCCATATCTACTCCTGTCACTGATGTACCAGACGATGAAAACCTAATAGTAAACACTACAGTAACAGTATTACTATTAAGTGTATCTATCCTGTAGACCCCAAGATATGTACCACTAGGTGCTGTTCCTACCCAGTTAGTAAGAGAGGTCTGTGGATAAGTCCTCTCTATTGTAGTTGGTGCACCACTTCCCCCTCCACCACCCCCTAATCTAAGAATATCAGTAGTTAGATTACTACTCTGCTTGTAATATAGATGCTCTACTCCACCAGTAGTATCAGCCCATAAAGACATAGGTGTTTGTCCTAATCCTGGTACTCCACCTAAAGAAGGTCTACTAACAAAGCTATATATCTGCCCTCTATTAAGAGCACCAGCTCTACTAGTTATATTAGATAGCCTTATATTTGCAGGATAGTTATACGATAAATCAAAGTCTCCTATGTAGCTATTAGAAATAGAAGAAGTGTATGCAGAATCTCCATAGCTTATCTTACCATTCTCACACCATAGGTTGTTCATATACTCATCTCTACCATCTAAGTTGAGGGCTTGTTGGGTTACTTGTCCTTGAAATGTAACATTAGTTATCCTATTACCTGCTAACTCTCCACCATTTACATATCTCTGGAAGTTAATATATTGAAATAATTGTCCATTATATCCTCCTATTATACTACCATTGGTTAGGTAATTGTAGTCTACGACAGTCGGTGCTCCTGATTCTGTACTATCATCATCTTGAGTAGCTACAGAAGTAGACATTTGAGCTAGAGTAGACTTCATATTTCTACCTACTATAAGGAAGTTATCTATACCACACCTTTGAGCAGCATAGAAACAGATACCTTTACCATTGAAGTTACCTGCATCTACTGTGAGTCCACTAACCTTAATGTCATAAACAGACTCTCCAAACTTTATAATAGGCTGTGCAGGTCTAACAAGTACAGAGTCCATAATGAAGAAGTTAGCATGTATATTAGTAAGTATATCATCATGACTGCCTACAGCTGCTTCAAATACCTTCTTAGCAAACTCTGCATGTATATTGCTATACTTACACCATACTACACCATTACCAAAGGGTAGCTCCCATCCATAGGTATGTACATTAGTCATATGACATTCATATCTAGCATTGGCTTGTGCTACCTGTCCATAGACTGATTTAAGAGTAATGTTAGAAATATTAGAGCGTACTACAAATCTCTTTTGGAATAGATATGGGTCTTTATTAGCTGATAAATAGTCTCCTACTGCTCCTATTTTACCTACTACTAGAACGGAGTCTAATGGATGTCCTAAGTATATAGTGTCCAGTACTCTTCTTGTAACCTCTACAACCCTACAATAATTGAACTTGTTTACTCCACTATGCTGTGTAAAGAATGTAGTACCTATTACTATACATATCTTCCCTACATAGAAACTATCAGGCATATTATGTAGTACTATCTTATTACCATAATTAATAACACTATCAAAGTTATAATATCTCTGTGTAGTAGTATCCCAATCTCCTGGAGTTAGATTACCCATTCTAATAGGGTTCTGATACTGTAGCTTACTTCCTGCATATATCTTAAGGTCATTGAATAGTACTGCTCCATACATACTCTCTCCTTCTATGTTGATATTAGACCTTAGTAAAGCATGTGAAGTATCTCTATACTTACCATTAGGAACAAAGAGTGTACCTCCTGGATACCTTGTAGAAACGTAATCCATAGCTGTTTGAAGGTACTTATTGTAGGTAATACTATCTCCTACTGCCCCAAACCACTTATAATTGAACTTGTTACCTTCATATACTCTTACCCATATTAGCCCACTTCCACCTGCTACTACTCTCATACCTGGCACAGTATCAGTAACAGAGGTGTTAGTGAGCATAAAGTCTCCACCACCTCCATCCCCAGGGACATAAAACCCTTGAACATAGACTTCAGTGCCTAGGGTAGAAGTAGTGTTACGTAGTGTACTCATGGTATTAACTGTAGTGAGAGATGTACCACCCCCTGCCGACCCTGTTCCACTACCAAAGAATAGATTCACAAAGTCCTTAGAGGTATTGACTGTCTGTCCTATGCCTGGCAGAGTAGTAATAGTCCTCTGGCTAGGAAGCATGTACATAAACTCAGCATAACTGATACCATTATTGAACCATACGCTATTAGTAGGTGAGAAATAAGTTATCTTACCCTCTCTATCATATAGAGTAGAGTTAAGATATGCCATAGGAGTTAAGTATAGACCACTATCTATAGATAAACCCCCCATAGATTTAAGCATAGTAAAAGGGTTAGTTCCCGCTATGTTCACTACATTTTGGGAACTAACCTTGATAGCTGCAATGAAAAAAACAAATGACAAAAGCTTCTTCATAATATCATTGGTTCATATTTACATAGATACTCATTCCACTCTGCCATGTAAAGTTGGAGAATGTGATAGTACCTGTATTAGTATTAAAGGTAAACTGATTACCATAGTTTCCAAAGTTCTGCCATATTAACCCATCTATTATAGCTATAAAGCTACCAAGCCCTGCCAGCTTAGTATTACTATAAGTACTAGTACCTACTATTGGATCTCCTAACTGCCCTCTTCCTGCTACTCCTATAATAGGTTTCTGTGAAGCAACTACGGCACCAGATGTAAGAGTCTTTAGCTGTGCTATTGTAGGTCTATACAAGTTACCATCCACGTCACTTACTACCCATAGGAAGGTATTATTGTTAAGTGTAGTATCATCTATCTTCCTAAATTGAGGCAGACTCTTAGTTCCTGTATTGGGAATACAACAATTCATTGCACTCGGTATTACTATTCCGTTAGCCATTTAGTTTGAGTTTGATAAGTTAACCTTTGTCCATCCATTACTTCCCCCATTCTGACTACCTACACCAGTATATATGTTTAAGCTAAGATCATCTGTACAAAAGAACATTAGTCCTATTGGTGGTACTCCATTTACTGCATTACTAGTAAGAGTATCTCTTTGAGCCTTAGATAATCTTGGAAGTAGTACTCCTCTTGGTGAAGTATCATAACCTGCTCCATTAGGACTATCTATTTGTAGTATAGCAGACCTACTTATTCCATTATACTTAGCCCCTGAACCTGCTGTATTCAATGGTATTGTTCCTATACCTACCTGTCCTGTATCTAATAGTATCATCTTCATAACACCCTTAGCAGGTTCACTAGTATCTGCATCCTGTGTCTGAAAAGTGATACAACACTGTCTATTACCTCCACCTGGGCTTCCTGTACCATTACTATTCCATGCACTATAAGAGAATAGACGTAGTTCACCAAAGTTCATACCATTAGTATTAGCCGTAGATGGACCACCATCAGAGCCTCTGTATATACCACCTCCTCCATCACTGTTTCCATTACCAAAAAACATCAGACATTGTACTTGATCTATAGATATATACTTCTGATACCCTGGTGATATAGTAGGTTTAATGAATGTACCCTGATAGCCATCACTAGTTACCTCTAAGCCTCCAGTAAGAATCCTTACATTTTGGTTTACTGTAAGCTGTCTACCAGGTGCATTAGTACCTATACCTAAGAAATTGTTAGTATCATCCCAAAATAGGTTGGGATTATCCTGTATTAAATTACCATTACCATCTGAGAATGGTACAGACCCCTTAGTAAGTGGGAAATTAGTTATTATTTTACCTGCTCCATCTACTGATAGTCCTGCACCTACTATAATACCACCTAAAGTAGTAGCTGTAGCAGGTGGTAGTACGTAAATAGGACTAGTAAGTACTCCACTAGCATCAATAGACACCCCTGAACCTTGCTTTACACCTCCTAGAATAGAAGCAGTGGCTATAGGCAGGGTATAAGTAGCTGCTAATAGACCATTTACATCAACTGATAATCCTGAACCTACCTTCACACCACCTAATAGAGAGGCTGTAGCAGGGCTAAGATTGAATAGTCCACTAGCATTAATAGAAAAGGCTGCTCCTACCTTAATTCCACCTAGAACTGTAGATGAAGCTATAGGTAAGGTATATCCACCAGTGCTTAAGACACCATTTATATCAATAGATAGACCTGCACCTACTTTTATACCCCCAAGAATAGATGTTGTAGCCGGTGGTAGTGTATAACTAAAGGTAGCAGATAGTATTCCACTATTGATTGCTAATCCTGAGCCTACTTTCACACCTCCAAGTACTGTACTTGAGGCTGTAGGTAAGCTATATGGAGCAGCTAAGGCACTTAGTACTCCTGTTTGAGCATCAATAGCTAGATTATTACCTACTTTAATACCACCAAGCACACTAGCTGTAGCTACAGGTAGTACATAGGCACCAGACTCTCCTTCAGCTATAAGAGTTCTCATCTGAAGTAGAGTAGATTGGTATAATACGCCTTTACTATCTCCTATTATCCAAGTTAGGCTATTATCCTGTAGCTGGGCATCGGATATGTAGTTGAAATCATAGATATGCTTACTGCAACTGGTATCATAGGTAGGTCTATCATCATAGAATATAGTCTTTCCATCGGAAGCATCCACAGGATAGATAGAATCAGAGTCTACCATAGCCTCGAATGGTGGATTGCATACTATATTTCCCTCTAATTCACATACTCTTGATTTGAGTTCTCTTACTTCCTGCCACATTGTATCTACTGATGGTGACGGCATAGTTGACTATTTTATGATGTACCCCAACCTACACAGAAGTTGTATATTGAATTTACTGATGTGTTTCCATTTACACTCTCTACTACTAGTCCTCCATTAAACCCAGTACCTGCATTATCTACATGAGAGCTAATTATAAGATGTATCTTATTGCCGGTAGTTATATCTATCTCTACGCTAGGTCCTGGTGGTATACTTGGACTATTTGTACCATGTGCTATACTACCACCTATATGTGCCCCTGGATAGCCATTAAGATCTGCTGCATATGTAGCATTATTACCATTGCCTGCTCCCCAGTTAAAGTATCCTCCCATAGTAAGATGTGCCATTACCATTATAGTACCTGGGGGTGCTCCTGTTATTATCATATCAAACTCATTATACCCAGTACTATTACTTGCACATGGTAAAGTATTACCAGATGTAATAAAGTTAACCGCCATAGGTGCAGGCTTAGAGTTACAGTCGTAATATGTAACTTGCCTGCACTTATATTGGTCAGGAGTTCCTCCATCAGCGGGGATATAATCTAGGCAATATCCCTCCCCACAAGAGGCTATAGCCCATCTCTTCGTTGTACCTATTAGATCAGCACTATTAAATTTTATGTCTAACTGACTATCTGCTGTAGCATTCTGTATTTCAGTAGGTGTATTATTGTATAACATCACTCCTAATGCCTGTGGTATAACAGCACCTGCATAAGTAGTTATATTAAAACAATTAGTACCTAGTCTTACAGGTACAGGAAATATATGCCATATCTTAAAGAGAAGTGCAGCGTAGCTGTTGTCACTACTTAGAGAACTTTCAGTAGTATCTATCCAAGTAGAGCCTCCTACCTTAATAATAAAGTCATTATCAGAGCCTACTCCTAGATACATAGTAGTGACAGTCTCATCAGTATTAGTATATTCAACAGCTAAAGTAACATTATTTCCAAGAGCTAATGAGTCCGGTTGTCCATTACAATCACTATCTCCCCATAAACAACATCTATTCATAGCTCCATAAGCAGTACTCCCAGTAGTATTCTTCCACTGTAAGGGAGTAACCATCTCTGCAAAGGTATGAACCTGACCACCGGCTCCAAAGGCAACAAATACATCATCAAGGGTCCATCCTGCTGTATATATCCTAGCTCCATACTGTCCATATACATTATTAGGAGCAGGTGCAAAGCATGTAGTAGTCTGTACAGTAGCATCATGTTCATCTACTATAGCACACCTAAGTCCATCATCTGATATAGCTCCTGTGCTACCACTGCAATCACAAGGACTAGTCCATGTAGTTACTACACTTGAGTTAGTACTACACATATTAGTTATCTTCCCTTCATATACTGTAGCTGTAGTTCCTTCAGGTATCTGAAAACTGAATGGCTGTGAATGAAAAGGAGAGCCTGTTGCCACTACATAGTCATCATCAGTACCCTTCCTTCTATATTCCACCTTCCAACCACCTGGTCCAGGTGTAGGTGGAACTATATTTTTCATTGTTATTGTTAACATACTACGCTATAGTTATTGTTAATCCTGTTACCATTGCACATGTAGGTGGATCTACTGCTGTAAACATAAACTTACAGGTAGAACCTATGTTCCCTGTATTAGCTGCACTCCATACATCTGTGTTAATTCCACCATTGAACAGAGTAGCACACATATCTACCTCCCAATAGTAGGCAGTACTATAGGCTACTCCTGTGGATGCTGTTATACTAACAACAGTACCACTACCCTTATTAACTATAGTACGAGCCATCACTATAGGATCCGTTGGAGAAGGTAAAGCAGGTGCTACTGGAGCCTTTCTTAATGTAAAGGCTACCTTATTTATATCAGTACCAGTTAAATCAACAGCTATGGTAGCTGTTAATCCTGTATTAGAAAGTGAAGGTGCAGTAGGACAAGCAAAGTGTATTAGCTCTGATGGTCCTCCTACATTATTTACTGGACCATTTAGAGTACACATAGTCCTTATCCTAAACTGGTATATTACATTATCTGGTATAAGATCAGGAGACTGTGTTGCACTGGCACTTGTTAGCAGTGGGTTTGCAGGGTTAAATCCACTAGCACTCCAAGTACCCCCTATCTTCTTCTGCCAAGAGGCTTCCTGACTGGTAACATTAGTGTTACCTTGTAAAGATGAGCTATTCCATGTTAGATTAAACTTAGCCATTAGGAGTCTGTATTTAAAGTTACTACTAAATTGCATACACAGCTACATGGTACACAGTCACATTGCATCACTCCTGATATAAGGCAACAAGTCTTAGTAGCAGAACACCCAAACTCATCTGTTATAGTGACACCTACTTCTCCACTTACTGATGTATCTACTCCTGGGTTTACTTTCAATACTATAGTGCCATTGCCATTATCCGATATAAAGCTGTACACACAAGTGTTATAAGTCCACTCAAAAGAAAAGGTAGTGGAGTTTGGGTCTTTAAACTGCGCTGTAAATGTTATTGTAGGTGGTGTCTGACTAGCATTAATACTGCTTATAGTAATACCACATACTAATACCTGCGGTGCAGGTTCACAAATATCAGGATAGCATATATCTATGTTATCTGTCAGACAGCCTAGATACACCCTATAGTTCTCCAGTATGCTCTTATAAACGTTATTATCAACCTTAGTTCCCCATGCTCTATCATCCATCAGAGCAGCCACTGAAGATGTTATGTTACATTTATTACTAGCTGCACCCACAATCTGTAGCTTTAGCAGGTTGGTTAACTAATATTGTTTCCAAAGCTATAAAATTCTCACACATATCATCACATGCACACCCACAATTACTACCGTTTACCAAGCTATAGTGTAGAAGATGTGCTGTTTCAGAAGCTATATCTCCATCTTGTAAACCTGATAAGAGATTAGCTAACTGACATTTAAAGGTCATGTCTATGAATATACAGTTATAAATACGTGTAAATCCATTAGGTTGAATGAATTTAATATCTACTCTATAGACACCATCTATGAATGCAGTAAGAGCAAACATCCCAGGTGGTACTACAAATTGATTGTTTGGTATATCAAGGTAGAAGCTATTAGTAGGGTCAGTAATGACACTAGAAGCATAGCTTATTACACATGGCGTACCACAATCAAGTGTAGTAGTCATCTCTACCGATGGATATAGTGTAGTATCCGCAGCATACTCAGTGATAACATCATCTGTAGCTGATAGGTAGTTCTCACTTGGTAGATATTGTAAGTTCATATTAGTAGATACTAAAAAGGGGGTATTACCCCCCTCTTCGAGATTAAACAAAGACTATAGAATTAAGCCACAAACTCTATACCTTTCGCTCCTATCACCATAGCAGATGTAAGAGGATTAACACAACTACCAGGTAGTGCAGCTGCATCTGAGGTAAGTTCAAACTTACCCTTATAGATATTATCAAGCACTGCTGCTATACCAGTAAGTGTTCCTGACTCTGCACAGGGTATTGCTATATACGTAGCTACCGGATTGAGATAAGTAGTCATATTACCTGACACAGACTCAATATTGTTGTTAATGACAAGCATATTATAGGTAGCTCCTGCCACTGAATAATATACGAAATCTTCCTTCGGTAGCCCTGTTAAGTTCAGTGTCTTATAAACACCAGGATTACCATTCCATCCACCGGCTACATACTCAAGGTACTTAACATCCACTGCTTTACCATCAGGAAATACAGCATTCTGCACGATAGTAACAGTACCATTACATAGACCTAGTCCCCCTGCAAATGATACTATGAAATCCGTACCTCCCTTGAAGTACTTGTTAGGAATGTTGTTATTGAATGATGGTGCATTGGTAAGATTAGCGGTAATTCTGATACCACCTCCTGCCCCATAAGGAACAGTGGTAGGATCTGTATAGTTCAACTTGGCATTAGCCTGTACTCCAGTAAGTGTAACTCCTGTACCTCCTGCACTTGTTAGTGCCATAGTTCCAGAAGGAGTACCACTGGTAGCTTCAGCATATGCGGCAACCTGTCCTGCGGTAGATGTAGTAGCTGCGGTGTATGGTGAGTTTGTTGTTCCTGTGATACCTGCTGCAACCTTTGCTGCTACTGTAGCATTAGTATCACCGGCTGCTACTGGTATTGAATATACATTGGTACCTACTGTAACTACAATAGTACCGGCTGTAGTAGCTGCTCCAAATGTACCTGCCATACCTACTGTAAAAGCCTGTGCTGTTACGATATGATCGGGGTCTGCATTAATAAGATTTGCAATACCTGCTGCTACCTCTGCAGGATTCCCTGGCTGTGGACATACACTGCAATCTGATGGTGTAATGCAGCATCCTGAATGATAACAGTACGTATTGATAAGCCCGTTATAACCATTGACAAGGTAACTCTGTTGATTACGTACTTCTATCTTGAGACAGTAGTCGTAGTCACAGTTCACTGTAAAGTTGGTTACCTCTACTATCTTAGGAGTCTCAGGCATATAGCCTTTCAGAGTAAGTGCTGTTGTATGCCTTGGCTGTATGTAATAGCCAGAACTCATCTGGTAATCATCAGAGGCATTGTTAGCACTACCCTTGTTAACACCTACCATAACATAGTAATCACCTATGGTTTCAGCAGCACTGGTACTGTCTATTGACAACCCTGTATGTGCATTAAAGAAACCTATCTGACCACCCTTCAAAGAGTCAGGTTTGAGACCCTTAGCAAGTACAAGTTGTCCAGTTGCTGGGTTCCCTCCTGGAGTTGATGTAACAAGTACCTGAAACACCGGATTGGTATGTTGCATATTACACTTATTTTATTAATTTATTAATACTTATCTGTCAAAGATAGCTTTCTATCCTTCATTTGGTAATCAGGTAAAGATAGATCCCCTGCTGTTATTGCTACTGCCAAGTCTACAATCTCTCGATGTAGATTAGACGGTAACTCACAGTCCTGAGTACCAGTATAGGTAATGCCATCCATTATGTATCCATTCACATCCCACGCATCAGCATTGTAGATATACCTTGGCTGCCTTAGATAGTTATAGCATAGTTCATTAGGTACAAAGTCTCCTTCTGTCTCTATGATATAACCACCTACTATCCTCCTTATATTAGCCTCTCTCCAAAAGAAAGACGACTTATCAAAAGGGGAGTTTCCTACCCTATCTCCATGCTTAGTCTCTCTTGTTGTGAGTTTACCAGTACAAGTTCCCTTAGTAACATATAGGTCTGAGCCTACATAGTACCAGTAGTCTTTAGGTGTAGTAGCAAAGTACTTATCTCCATCATATACAGTAGGTACTGAACCCTGTCCTCTCTTCTGGTCTATAACTATGATACTAATATCATCTATTATCCTTTGATTAAACTCAAAAGAAATAGAGGTAGCTATACGTGGTTGAGCGATTACCTTTACAAAGATCTCTTGTGCCTCATTTAACTTCCAGTCAATCTCAGGCACCTCAAGATTGCGGATTCTCTGACTATCAACCTTGTTTAACTTCTGCTTAAAGTCATAGTGCATTGATTGTACAGTCATTACTTATTGTTTAACTGGGCTGCTAAGGAGGCTTTTACCTGACTGTTTTCGGGGTCTCTTAGCCACTTAACTCCATCCTCGAAGTCAAAAGCTATCATATCGCCCATATAATAGATAGCTCCTCTTTCCTTATTCAGAATGTTCTTCTCAAGGAGTCTTAAAAGAAGTACCCTATTCACCACTTCTTCCTTTGGTGTCTTTAGAGTATTCAGAAACTTCTTCACATCTTCCTTGATAAGCTCGCCTATCTTAGCGTTAATGAAGTTTGTAGAGTTGGCGGTCACCGGCTTGCCTGTCATTACATGTACCATAAGCTCCTTATCTGCTTGAGTCATGGCTGATACCTTTACATATGCTGCCATCTCAAGCTCTGTCTTAGCTGCTTGTACTTCCATCTCTTCACTCTCATCATAAATGACGTGAGTTGCTTCAGGAAATTTACCCTCATCATACTCCCTCATGCTGTTAGCAACCTGTGGAGCTGATGCTGATTTGAGCAGCTTAACCTTTACAAAATCCAGAGGCTTCTCCGTATCAAAGACCATCATCTTATTCTCAAGAGATACCCATGCCTGCTTCTGTGAGTAGAATGGGTGTGCTTCTCCTACGAATATAGGAGATAGGTTAACACCCCCTAACTTCTTACCATAGATGATAGCTTCTTCCTCTGTTAAGCCGGTATCATATTGCTGTGTGTCCTTACTTACTAGAGCCTCTACTATTGTAGGCTGTGTGAAGGACTCTTTACCTTTTTTCTTATGCCACCTTTCTCTGTCCAGTGGCTTAACTCTTACTAAAGTCATATAGTCTGTTATTTGTTTCTCTTATGAACGAGCTAGGATAAGCTCACCACAACGGCTGATGTCGTTGATAGTAACACCACACTGTTTTTGAACATGCATTTCATAGTAGTCTCCAGAGTGTGCACTGAAGCCTTTGTTTACAGGTCCATAAGGTGACTGTAAACCTACTACATAAGCTAACTTGAATGAGTTAGTTCTGTTCATCAACATAATGTTGCTGTTTGCTCCATCCTGGTTTGAGAAGTCGAGGAAGGTGATCCTCTGGCTTTCCATAGGATATCCTGTAACGGGGTCAATTTCAAAGTTGATTTCTCTATCATCATAGAGAGGCTGATGTACCAGTTTTAATTCTGCACCATTAGCCATACGGTATCTGGTGTACTGGTAGCCGGCTACAAGGGCATTTTCATTGTACTCACTGCTGTCCTTACCAATAAAATTGGTATCAACAACAGAGATAAACCCTCTCCTTCTTTCAGCCCAATCCTGTATTGCTCTGTGGAATTGTATCATGCCATACTCTCCAGTGTAAGCTTCAATCCTTCTTGCCTTCCCTGGTTTAACACGGCTGTAGAAGATGTCCATAAGGAACTCTTCAATAAGCTTTGTAGTGAGAACAGTATAAGGGTGTTGGATGCTATCTTCCAATAGCTCCTGTACTCCTGGTCCACTATAGATAGGTCTTCCTGTAGCTCCCAGAACTGTATCTGTAGAGCGTGAATACCAGTAGCCTCTTTCAAGCTCTCTGTACCATTGTTCCCAGTACTCCACTTCTGCATACTTTACCCAAGAAGTGTACATCTTACCATCACTTCCTTGTATTGCAATAGCGAGAACTTCCTGTGCGGCATCTCCAGTAACGCTGTACATTTTTCTGTACCTTCCCATACGGCTTGTAAGAGCTATAGGTAATGCGTATTGAGTAGAACCGGATTGTTCTGCACCTTCTTCGTACTGTGAAAAGAGTTTTGCCCATTGTTGTCCTGCATTCAGGTACTTAGGGTCGAGGAACCACTGTGCATCATCTGTCATACCACGTACCTCATATAACCAAGCTACGTCATGAGGTATGCCTTTTGACTGTATCCTTACCTGATACTTCTTGTTTGATGTTCCTGGATGGATTACATCACCTGGTAAGTACCAGTTTTCATCCAGCTTCATCTTAAAAGGTTGTTTGAACTTTCCTGGGGTAGTGTTTGCTGAGGACTCTACATTCTCGTAGATAACGAGGGGTCTTGTATTAGCACCCTTGAGTTCCCATTCCCATTCTGTGCTGCCAATAGTCCTTTCAGCCTTGCCTGCAAGTGCTGTAGATAGGGGGTTATCAGCGTATCTTACTGAAGTGAACATCTGAGTCATCACTTTCTCAAACACTTCAGGCTTAATAAGCAGAGCCTTCCCTAAGTGGTTTCTCTCTGTCATATTAGCGTGCCAAGGCATCTGCTTGGTTATCAGTTTACTATTTAGCCGCATTTTATTATGGTTTTAATGTAATATTGTTAGAAGAAGTCAGCCAGCTCCCTCCTGCTACCTCCTGTAGCTGCTTTAGGCTGCTTCTTTCCTATCCTCGCTTTAGCTTCTCTTGTAACTTTAGTCTCTACTTCATCCTTTAGAGATGGTAGATTGAAGTCAGATTCAATTATCATTGTAAGTGCTATCAAATCCTTTAGGTCTTTCTCTGTTCCTCCTGCTAATATCTTGCTTATTCTTGCTACTAACCTTGGAACGTAACTTCCCTTCTTAGCTTTTATTGTAGGTTTAGTGATAGCATCATAGATTTCCTTCTTGCCACCCTTATTTATGGAGAAAACTCCTACACTATCAGTCTTATTTAGTACCTCTGCTAGTGCTACATTGAACTCTTGTACTGCTTCTTCCTGATCTTTCACCCTTTGGTCAAGAGCAGCCATGATTGTTTGCTTTCTACCGGCATCTATCTTCTGAATCTTGTTGTAAAAGTTCTGAGCATGTGTTGCCTCCTTACCACTGTTCTTCAACCACTCTCTTCTATCATCTAACTCCTCTCCTTCAAGCCCTTCTACGTTCACTAAGTAGTGATTTATAGTCTTAGTTATATGATTCTTGTTGTTGGGATCAAATTGTGGTATGTCAAACGTGGGTGCTAAGTAGTGGGTTAAGAAATCTCTCGTATTCATCCCCTTTCTCTTAGCTTTTAGAAAGTCTTTTCCATCAGCATCCATCTCCTCTGCAAATTGCTCGAAGGCTTCATCCATTCTTACTTCAAACTCCTTCTCTTGTAGGTCAAAGAACTCATCTTCCGACAATTCTGCGTTCTCATCAACAGTAATCTCCCTAAATGTGCCTCTATCCTTAAGATCGAGAGCCATATTAGTGAAATACTTTGGGTCTTTGTCAATAGCACTCTCTTCATCTACTCCATCGTCCTCTTCTTCTTTGTTTGGCTCCTCATCATCCTCTTCTTCCTCTTCCTTCTTAGGTTTTGGCTTGGGTTTTGGAGCTTCCTTTGGTTTAGGGGGCTTAGGAGGTTCTACTCCTCCACCAGCATCAAAGTCAAATGCTTCATCTGGTACTTCCTCTCCTTCATCATCCACTACTACTGACTTTACCTGAGTCTTTTTCAACTCTTTTGCAGGAACTGGTTCAGGTTTATCAACCTTCTTGTCAATCTTGACTGGGGGCGTAGTATCATCATCTTCAAACTCCGGTAGTGGGCTACCATTCTTCTTTGTTTGTGGGGTAGCTATTGGTGGGGTGTCTATATCACCCTTGAAATTACTGAATACCGCATCGCCATCATCAAATGTGAAATCTGCGAGTGTATCCTCTGCTTGTTGCTTTGCCATAATCTCTATACAAATTTAAGTGTTACTGATTAGGAGTTCAATTTAAAATGAACAAAGTTCATTTTAAATTGAACAGTTGCTAATAGGCTTACTTAGCCTTAGAGGTAGGTCTGGAAGTAGCCTTTTGCTTATCTATGGCTACCTTCTGCTTATCTATGTTCTGTTGATGGGAGTCCATCTTCTGTTGTTGTTGGAACTTTTGTTCCTCAAGACCTTGTGATCTCTCCTGCAGGTTCTGATTCTGTTGCTCTAGAGCCTGCTTCTGTAGCTTTATGTTAGCATCTACTCCATTCCTATATACTTCCATGATATCAAGCTGTGCATCCTTATCCATATTCTTATCCTGGTTGAATCCCATAGACATAATAACCTGTTTCTGAAGCTCTGTCTTCCTCTCTTCTGTTTCCTTGAGTATGAGCATCTCTTTTTCATGTGCATACTTCTTAGCAATCCTCTCATCTTCAAGAGCCTCTTGTTGTTTCTGGAAATCAAGCTTCTGTTGTTCCATAGCTTGTTCTCTCTGGTCTGCTTGTTCTCTTGCTATCTTTAACTGTTCAAGTGCTTCCTGTACAGAATTGGACTCAAAGATGATGGCTATGTCTACTAGGTCTGCCTTTTGGTTCTGCATAGCAGTCTGCGCTAATTGTATCATTGCTTGCCTTACTTCTTCACTCTTAGCTGAGTTGGATACAAAGACACCATAAGATGATGCATCTAAAAGATGCTGGTCTATCTGTAGCATCTGTACAGACATATCATCTAGAACATAGAATAGCTTATCAGGAGGATTAGTAGACCATGCTACCTTAGCTGTCTCTATCATAGCTTGTAGGACATTCCTTTTAACCTGGTTATGTAGCTCTATGTATGGTCTTATGATATAGTTGGACTGAATCAGATTTTGCTTACTATTTGTAACTGCCTCTGTTGGACCGATGGCTCCTTCCATTGCCTTATTGATACCCATAGCTGCACCACATTTTTCTTCAATGTAGTCTGCTATCTTAATATAAGCATCTATCTGTGAGACTAGAGACATGTCTATCTCCTTTACGAGGTTACCTATCTCTCCCCCTACAGCTCCTGCTGTTCCTGGCTTATTACCTTCCTGTTTTGGATCGACAAGGAGTAGCTTATTAGCCTCCATGTAGTAAATCATCTTTTGTAGGTTGATACCTTTCGTTTCAGGAATGGTATGTATGTTCATTGCTATAATCTTCCCCTTATCAGAAGCCATAAGAAGCTCAACTCTATAAAGGATAATATCATAGTAATACTGATAGGACTTTCCACGTTCAATAAGAGCAGTAATAGGTGAGTTAACATTATCGCAGCTTGCTCCATAGTAAGGTAGTTTAGATTTCCATAGGTTGTTTAAGTCTTTATCCTGACCAGGGCATTGTCGTGGGTACACATAAATATCATCAAGCATCTTATAGACTTCATAAGCCTGTGGTATCCATACCCATTCTATCCTGAGATCCCCTGCCTTGTTGTTTAGCTTATAGTCTTCTGATACTATCTTCTCACTAAGCTGATTAGCAGTATTAATATAAGATAGAAAGCCTATCTTCATGGGTGCTTTCCATGTACAATGGAATACACTTATCTTAAAGTCATCATTGATACCAGTTCTAAGAAAGTTGAACCCACCATTCATGGAAGAGAAGGCTTCCCTCTCATAAGCGTAGACACGCTCTATCTCATCTTCTGTGAGTTCAGTTCCCAATTCAGTTAGTACTTGGTTAGGAGTGTAGCGAAGCTCGGCTACAGCCCATGCACCATCTTCAACATACTTAACTTCAGGACTATTGTCATGGTCAAAGTAGAGTGAGTTTACAACCTGTAGTACAGGATTGTTATTGATAATGACAGGACGTAATACTTCTGTACCGGATAGGTGTAGATGTTTAAAAGCATCATTAAACTTTTCGGGAATACGTTCTTCTTGTGTTAGGTATTCAAGTATCTGTCTAGCTAGTACCTCAGCAGGGTCTTGATGCTCCCTAGTCATATACCTATTGACTTCATCAGGAGTCTTTTGCTGTATCTCCTGCTGCATTTGCTCCTGTAACTGCTGTTGTTCTGCAGGGGTAAGTTGTCTACCCTTAGTTTGCTCTTGTTGTTCCTGCTGTACCTGCTGCTGTATAGGCTGCATGATGGTTGATACCACAAAGTCCTTCAGCATTTCTGTTTCCTTCTGCTCCTTTCTGGTTGTAGCTTGTCTATTGGTAGCTATTACCTTCCATGAAAAAGGAAGAGACATCTCTATCCCAAGAAGAGCTTTAATTTTGGGTGATAGAATGTCTCTATTAGTCATGTTAGCAGGTAACTCTCCTACTGCATCTCCCAGAGGATGGTAAACGTACTTTAAGTCTGACTTGTTTAGGATACCATTGAAGAGGTCGTAGTTAGTCTTCTTATTCCAGAAGGAATCGAGAGGAGAGTTGTCTCCTAATGTATAGCTATCATCCAGTACTCCGTAGATGTTGTTACGATAGTTATACTTGATAAGATTATTAGCTTGGTCTTTGTACCACTGGTGAGAGTTACTGTCCTTCTCCTTTTCAGATAGAAGGTACTTCTTCTTACTGGAGGTATCAAATGCAAACATGGTTTCTTATTTTAACGTTAGCAACTTAACTGCACTCATCTGTGCTAAGAGTAGCTCCTTTAAAGCAATGCCTCTTACAAGGTTGTACAGATAGTCTTGCTCCCCATCTAGTACATTAGACTCTACTATGTCAGCTACTTCTGCCATTAGAGCTTTAACCTTATCTACCTTGGGATCCTTAGAGGGATTGAAGTTAATACCCATTAGGCGTTGTCCAAATGTTAGTTCTTTATCCATATATTAGTATTTACGCTATTGCTGTATTCCTGAATTGTGTATTCATTAACTCTTCTAGCTGTCTTGTGATGGTGTCTTCTTTTGGTGCTATATCATACTGTGTAGTTCCATCATCTTCTGCTAGTTGGAACATTACCATCATCAGTGCCATAACCCTATCGAAATTTCCTTTTCTATTGTACACTATAAGTTCCTCAAGAAGTGCGGGGTCATAGATAAAGTGCAAATTTAGCAATACTTTTCCGTTCTCGTCATAATCTCTTTCAGTCAGCAGCCACTTTTTTATGTACTTCTCTCCTGCATCCTTCAACTTCTCTACCATATGCATACCCCATACTCTTGCTACCTTGCTATTGTTGATAGCAGCAGATATAACATTATCTGGTTGTGGTGCTAATAGATGAAGTTTGTTCTTACGCAGGAAGTATGACTTAACAGAGGTCACTTCATTCTCATACATTATCTGAGTATTGTATAGCTCTGCTAACATCTCTGCTATACGGTTCACATCATCAGGGTCATTAGGTCTACCTACAAATGAGGCTACCAAGAGATTGTATGTACCTGAGCCTCTGAGGATAGTTTTGTACACATAGATAGCGGCAAGTGATGGATTAGTATCTGTAGACTGTGCTTGCCTATAAGGATCGTATCCTATCTTATAAAGACCTGGTGGAGCGTCAGGCTCTGGAGCTTCATAGATTATAACTGCTCCTGCTATGTTCTGTGAGGTAGGCTGATAGGTGTAAAGTACTTCCTGTGCTCCCTTTAAATCCATCTCTATCTTGATTCTCCTTCTAGCAGGTACAGAGACAGCCTTATGTGTAAAGGGATCTATGAGAGTAACTACATTTGTCTCAGTAATCATCTCTGGTTTAAGGTACACTGCCTTGCCCATTAGTGTATGTAGCTTCTGTGAGATGACTCTATTGAGCTGTTCTCGTAGCTCTATAATGGGGAAGTCATTGATAGATACAAGAAGGAAGGCTTCAGAAGGACAAGTAGGATATTCTTGTACCCTTGATTGCATAGAGAGACTTGAAGAGGAGGCTAACCTTATCGCTTCTCTTATGTTCATCTCACGCTGTAAGGCACCGGCTGTATCTGAGTTCCCTTGTGCGTCATAGAAGCCTTCCATATTAAGATACACTGGATGGAAGTATCCACAAGTGGTGTTAGAGGCATTCTTATCCCATATATTTATGAAGGGCATGAAACCAAACTCTTCTGGATGGTAGAACATGTAAGCAAAGTCTCTTGTACCTGACTCCATGTCTCCACCTGTACCAAAGACTAGCATTTGTCCAGTGATTATGCCACCTCCTGCTTCTAGTGTAGGCTTAGTAGCCATGTAAGAGGCTCTTAGATTAGGGAAGTGTCCTGCCTCCTCAAAGAGTACGTAGTATGCATCCTTACCTCTGGCTGCATCAGGGTTATCTTTGAAGGTAGTAGCCATCATAGAGGACTTATATCCTCCTTTGGTGGTTATACCATTGATAGTTTTCTTGTATGAGGCTTCCCTATGCTCTTCTCTATCTACGTACTCTCTACCTTTACCCCATGCTGTATGTTCATTGATGAAGGATAGCTGGTCTGATGCCATTCCCATAGTACCTTCAGGAAATAGGTGCTTCTTTTCAAAAGCACCTATGACTGTGAGTGACTCTCTTATGGTGTTGAAGGCATTTGAACAGAGTGAGGAGTTCTTAAAGCTGAATCCCTTACGTCTAGACTTGCCTATTATCATATGGTAACCACCTTCCAGGAAATCTGGATGAGGTTGTACCTTAAGCTGTAATCTCTTGAGTATTTTTAGTGAGAGTTCCTTACGAGCTTCCTTAGTAAGGGTTAGTGCTACCTCTTTTTCAAGGGTGGTTGAGGCTTGTGAGTGCTTGTTAAGCATCCCATTACGTGCTATCTCTAAACACCAGTAGTAGTCATAGTCTCCATCCCAGAAATCAGGGTTCTTTACTATCTTTCTACCTGTACGGATGTCAGCAGACTTGTCTTCAAGCTGTAGGATAGGAGTAAAGTTGAGATATTTGTAGTGATCTCCTGTAATCCTCTGTCCTCCTACTGCATAACCCTCTCTACAGCGGTCTAGTTGCTCATCCCAGTACTCATAGTAGCCATAAGAGTCATTAACTTCTGTAGTATAGTAGCCATGAGTGAAGAATCTCCTTCCTTCCTCATTGAAAACTTCAGAGTTTAACCACTTTCCTGAGCTATGTCTTACTGGTAGGGCTACTGTTGACATGGATTACCAAAAGATTAGGGTATGTCCTGAGATACAGTATAAAAGTAGGATAAGAAAGGCTATAATTAGTATAGTTCTATAGACTACTATGTTGATAGGTCCTATAAATCTACTTATAAGGTACATTATAAGCCATAGTACAGCTATGAATATACATATTACTATTACATTCTCTAAGAGAGTGACTAAATTGATGGCTAGTAGTATCATAATGTTAATTTTTTGTTAACTTGAACTGCCTGAGAGTGAGCTGTATCGTACTAAGGTACGACTTGAAACCGTACAGCCCATTCTCAGAGCCTTCATTTGTGGTCTAATCTCGAAAAAGGGTCAAACTTCATACTTGTTTGGTGTCCTTTGGTTGATAGTCTTAGCTACTGACTCATCTAACTCCCTGATTACCCGCTCTTTAGCTTTCCTAATGTTCTCGATTGCAGAAGGAAGCTCTTTTGAAGCCATGATTATGTCTTTTGGCTTCAGAAGGAGAGTGCCAGAGGGGGTCTTTGCAGAGGGTTCTAAGTTATGTAGGAATGTTTGTAGCTTGTAGAGTGAGTTTTCTGCCTCTGTTAGAGTAGCATAACCCTGTGCCATGTTCTCTAAGTCCTCCTTATAGGCTATAGTAGCTAACATAAGGTCACTGGGGATGGAGTATTTGGGGTCTTTAAAGACTTCTGAACACACCTTCTCTATCCTGACAGACTCTGGTAGGTTATAGAAAGGGTTTGATCTGCGAGGATTAAGAAGTAAGTCTAGATAAGTGAAGTATTGTATAGCTTTATGCTTATCTGGAGACTCATCATTGTTCCATATGTCCTTATAGGGAGTCTTGAGTAGTGCAAAGACTGTAGGTAGTGCTTTATTATTACGTATCTCGAATAGCATTATACATTATTCATTTTAGTTGTTAGTTCATTCCATCTCTTTTCAAGTAGTTCTACTCCTTCTTCTAAGGTAGAGCATGGCATGGTAGCATAATTGAGTCTGGGGATAATCTTTCCTCCTACATTCTCATATCCTATGTACATATAGCTCATCTTAGCATTACCATTGACAGCTTCAAATACCTTTAGTTCTCCGAGAGGAGTATCTAGTATAGCTTTCCTTCTCTCTACAGGCTTATTATCGTACTTGAATTTAGATGATGTATACTTCCAGTTCATATACTAGTTTGTAACGATGGCTTCAAAGCTGAGGATTATAGTAGATGTACTACCATCTCCATTGATGATGTCTACATTGGCATGGTTTCGTGAAGTATAGAAACCCTGTCCTAGTAGATGTTGTGGTACAGAACCTGGATGGTAGTTAATGATAACCTCTTTAGAGACTGGTAAGTGCTGTGCTCCAGAGCATCCACAAGAAGTAGACATAAATCCTATATCCTTAACTGTATCATCGTAAGGAAATTTTACCTCATATCTTTTGTTAGCTCTTATCCTACCTAGATTGATGTGTGTTGTATTGAAAGCCATAATGCAAATTTAGCTATTTAAGTCCATTACTTGTATCTATTATATAGGTATCATTTTTTTCAGGTTCAGAGGACACTTCCTTATTCTCAAGCTGTGTATTGAATGTAGAAGGTTCAGTAGATGCTATCCATGGGTCATGCTTAGTATGCTTCTTGACTATAGGAGATGTACGCTCTTCAGTGGCTGTCATTATCCCATCACTCCACATGTATCCTATGGGATCTCTATATGATAAGTTGGAAGAGTAGATTGCTGTAGGAACTTCAGGCATATCTATCATAGGGTTGTTCCAATCATACTCATCTTCTACCCTTATTTCTGTGGGATGATTGAAAGTATGAGCATCTCTCGCTTTGAAATCAAAAGAAGATAGTATCGCTGTGAGGATAGACTTCCATATGATTATTAGCTTCTTCATGTGGTTATTAAGTCCATACTAAAGTTAGTTTCTGTGATAGGTATATTGGGGCTTTTGATGATTAGTCTTGGAATAGGTGACTTGAGGTCTATAGACCATACAGTTCCTGAGCGGCGATGAGTAATCTTTGTTAAGCCTTTCTTGAAAAGGTTCCATGAGGGTGCTGAGAGAAGTGGTGGATATTCCTTACCTTCACAGGTATGATTAGACATCTGTAATTGAGTAGTCTGACAGCCACAGTGTATGCATGAGCCGTTGTTGTAACATCGTTGATTCATTATGGCTATCCTAAAGGTTATCTGTTGACGTATATGTGTACGTAGTAAGAAGTGGAGTGAATTGTGATAGTACAGGTAGTACCTGTAATGTGCTAGAGAGTAATTAAAGCTATCATGTAGCTTGTTGTGACTCTTCAGGAACTGTTGTAGGTGTGTTTTCTTCATCTATGAATATAAAGTTTACTTCTCCTCTCTTATAGGTTTGTGTAGTGAGAGCTTTATGTACTCTTTCCATATTAGCCTTCACTTCCTCATATGTATCCTTATGTATTATACCCCTATTGAACTTATCCTGGTTGTAGTGTAGCATCTTGGCTATCACAGCAGGGAATACTTGAAAGGTTCCCATGAACCTGAATCTCATAGAGGGTAGAGTAGGCTCCTTCATCTTCTTCTTGAAGAAGGCTAGTGGTGCTAGGCATATCTCTGTGAACTCTTCAAGAGTGTATCTAGAGTAGTATGCTGAGTCTGAGTTATAAAGCTCATTTATTAGCTTCTCTGCGTTGTATTGCATCTCTTAGTTTTTGTCTGGTAGCTTCTACCTCTTTCTTATTGCTTGCTTGTATCTTGTTCAACTCTATCTGTCTATCCTTCATAGGTGTAGCAGGCAGTACAGAGATAGGCTTCCTTATAGGAGACACATCATTCTTAGTAGGGGATGTGCTGATGGTCTTCTTGTTGGATTGTTTCTTCGCTTTGATCTTGCCCATTGTAAATGATGTTTAGATTATGATTGGTTTCTTCATATGTTTGAGGTGGTGGTTCTGGTAGTGATGGATCGTGTATGATTCTAATATGATACTCTTGTGTAGGATTAGGAAGTATATTTGGAGCTACTCCTATTGGTATGCTCTCATCTTGTGGTGATGTGAGTATGAACTTCTTAGTGATGAGAGCCTTCATGTAGTTGGAGATAGATGAAGGTGAGAGAGATAGTGCATCCCTTACTAGCTTCCTGCCTAGGGATGTGAACCTTACATCAGGAGGTACTGTAAGAAAGGCTGCTAGTACTTCTATCTCCTTGTGTGTAATCCTGAGTATAGGGGGTATGATAGTATTTATGATTAAGAGATGAGTCATGTAGTACTCTCTGGTGGATAGAGTAAGAGACTTCCTTACATTCATTGAACAAAGTTAAGGCGTTTAGTTTTTCTGCACAGGGTTTACTTTAGTTTAATTGTGAAAAGTTCAAATTAAATAAAACATAGGGAGTAGTACCTACATAAATTTTTAAAAAATTTTGGGAGGGAATATAGGTATGGTCCAGACCCAAAGTGGGCACGACCAAACTTCGGAAACAAAACTCCCCGCCGCCAGCGAGTGTGACACCCTCCTTTTTAGCCAGCCTTTAATAATGCTAGCTGCTGTGCCTGGCAACCCACCTTAGCTCTTGATACTTTCAAACTAAAACTAGTATCAACTATTAATCATG